TTATACGTATCAGAAATATTATCACCAATAGATGCAACTTCCAGATACTGCTCACCAATTGAACCATTACCTGCTTTAAGCAAACTACCTACCTGAATAGTAGAAGTTACCGCATCAAGGGCATCAGACAATTCAGCATTTGTTGTAGCTGTATTACCAGCTGTTACTGTAATGGTGGCGTTAGCGGAACCGTTAGTAAAGTTAATTGAATAGAAGCTCGTATTTTCTGAGCTAGTAAACATTGTGTAGTGCAGATCAGTATTGGCATCTGAATTACTTTGAGCAATTGCTGATGTACTAATATCAATAGTATTAGCGAAAGCAGCTGGACTATCGCAAATTTCTACTTGCAGGCTGTTACCAAGAGCACCAGGGAACTTAGCGGCAATCAATGCTGTGGACACTACTCCGTCTTCGAAATCATCATCATTCTTAATCAGAACGCCGGATACGGCACCGCCACTGGCATTAGCTGATACAGCATTACGTGCGTCGTCTGAAACAACTCTTGACACGTACAGCTTATTACCATAAGCTAGAAAGTTTGCTGCAGTAAAAAATGTTTCTGCATTGAAGTTTGTTGGTGTTTGGAACCTAGATGCGAGTGTGACCTCACTATCGACCAGAATTTTCTGCTCAACAGGGCCCCACCTGAACGGACCAGCGATAGCTCCTTCTGTACTAGAGACAGCTGGAACAACGGTGGTTAGATCGATCTCGGTTACATTTACACCAGGGCTGACTTGAAATCCCATGTTATGTCTCCTTTAGTATGTCATATCGACGTCAAATTTGTTCTTGTATATTTATAGAAACTGATGCCTAGACAATTTACCAATTACCTATGATTTGGTATCCTCGTTCTATTAATTCATCAGCTTGGCCATCATTTACGAAGCCAAAAGGTGTTAGGTCATCTTCAATACCAGCAGCGTGCTGTTTTTGAATAGTTTTTCTGATATCATTATTAGATAATTCTTTAAAATAATCCTGTTCAACCAGCCAACCATATAAGACTAAACACATTACTAAATCATCATGCTTACCATCTTCAGCAGCATATGATTCGTTTTTTTGTACAAAACTTGTCAGTTCTTCTAATATTTTATAGTCATTAATAAAAAGTTGGTCACTTTCAATAACCGTCTTAAGATTTAGGCAACCCACACGCTTGACTTGTTTTGTTGTTCTCACGCCAAAATACTGACCAGAAGAACCAAAACCAGATGATAATACCTGGCCAGCTCTACCTCTAGCAGATGACATTAATACATTCTCTAGTTCTAAATCATTATGTAATGATTCAGCTACTGACATACCAACATCATTAGATTCTATCAGCATGTAGCAGTTATTATATTGCTTATGAAATCCACCAATTATATCAGGATAGTTCATAGGCGATATTTGATTATTTTGATAACAAGCAACAACTCTACCAGGTAGGTCAGATATGTCTATTACTACAAATGCAGAATAGTCACCATTAACGCCTCTAGCTGTGTCTGCAATCAATACATAATTTTTAGAAGGATCTGGCTTCTCATATATTCGAACATGCTCATTCTCAGATATAGGTCTGTTATATACTAATGTCCTGAGTTTAGAAGGACTTATAAGTGTATTAGTAGATCCAATAAACTCACATTCAAACTCAATCCTAAATTGTTCTTCAGAAGTGTTTCTGATAGTCTCGTTACGCCAGGCTTCATCTCTACCTGGTACATCAGCCCAATGAACATCTACTCTCTTATAGTTATTAAGATCATTCTCACTATCATTCCATAACTTATAGAATAGGTTTAGTCCATTTGGTGTTGATGTAATTAATACTTTAGAAGATTGACCAGATGAAATAGTAGGATAAACTGATGCAAAAAACTCTTCTTGAATATGTGTCGGTACGAATGCAAACTCATCTAGATAAATTAGGTTAAATGAGCCACCACGAATAGCAGATGCTGATGTAGAAGCTGCTAACATCTTTGAACCATTCTCAAGTTCTATGTTACCTTTATTCCACTCAACAATACCTAATTGCATCCATCTCGGTAAATGTTCGTATGCTAATTGAATACGCCCTAGAATCTCTCTTGATTGAGCTGACTTATGGGCAAGAATAGCGATCGAAAAGTCTTCATGGAACATCATATACCATAACAGAGTAGCAGCAATTGTTGTTGTCTTGCCAGTCTGTCTAGGCATCTTACATATTACAAAACGTTCCTTCTCTACTAACTCTACTATGTCTCTTTGAAAAGAATACATATTAAAGGGAATTAAGCCTTGATCTATGTTAACAATTAGTATATAATTCTCTATGAAGTAGGTAGGAGACGTACTACACTTAATGAACTCTTCTACCTGTTCAGGAGTAAACTCAACCGGTACGTTAGCTCTTTTGAGATTAGGATTACCTAAGTAGTTCTCTCTATTCAGGGGCATCTACATTACCTTTATGCTTCTTAATAAGTTTCTGTAGATCACCAGTACTACCGACAAACAAATTATTATTTACTGTATTAGGGCCTTTACCGCCGTCCCTATCAATCTCAATGTCCTGTTTCTTCTTAGTTATATCCATTAATGTCATATTAGCATCTGATAATGTACGCACTAAAGTAGAAACTACTTCGAATGCTCTTGGATGTTGTGACTGTTGAGCCACTTCTAGAAGATCAGTAAGAGCATGACTACCCTGTTCAATCACTTGATATAAGTTACCACGAGCATACTCGAAGTCATCATCAAGCTTAGATTCCTTAACAATGGTCTTAGCAACCGTTATATCTTTATTTATGGGTTCAAGATCCAAGAACTTACCAATGGGATCTTTGTCTTTTTTATCCATCTGTCTTGTTCACTATAAAGTCAAAGTTATCATTTGCACTGATGTCATCCGGTGGCAAAGTAATTTCATTATTAGTAGTAGGGTTTCTAGAAACATCTAATCCAGGTACTACTACAATCTCAGAAGCAAATTCTTCATTAGTCAAATCAAATACTCCCTCACCTGAACTTGTATCAACAAACAGCTGACTATTAGCAGTATTAATAATACCGGATTTATATCTTACTGGCCCATACACATAACCCTTTAGAGTAAAGTCTAATGTATGTATTAATACTCTTCTTGTTTCATAGTCACCTTCGTAGGTGTCCTCAGTATTTAGGCCATTAAAAATAACAGGTATATCTGTCCTTAAATCAGGTATATCATCTAATGGTTTAATAGTAACAGTAAATTCAGGAGAGAAATATGGTAATATTTGTTCAAGTATTCTTACACCGTCTTCTGCATTTTTAACATACACAGATACTTGAAAACCAATATCGAATGGCGTAGGAGTATATACAGACTTAAAGGATTTTGTATCTCGCGACCCTGGGCTATTTATTTGTTTGGTAGGAGATAATCTTCTCTCAGGCGCATATTGGAATGATGTCATCTCAAATGACATTGCAGGTAGTTTAAACCCTACCTTTCTTTCTAGATCCTGACCTACGGCCTCAATCCTGGCCAGAAAGCGCTCCTTAGGTCCATATGAAATAGGGACTCTCAATGTCTGCGCTACAGAACCTGCTGCATTAATTCTATCTATCTCAATCTTATTAAATAGAGTACCCATCATAATGACGTACTTTCTAATAATACCATTGTAGAACTTTTGACCAAACATTAGAATTCACCTTCACTGAATGGATTAATTTCGCTAAAGTCGATGAACTCACTACCTTCATCCTCAAAGAATTTAGTATCATCTCTATCGGTAGATTTAGTATCACTAGGTCTTGCAAGTTGTTCAAATAATAGAGCCTCAGCATTATCGACAAGTTTATTATCATCAAGAATAAATAGCTCATCTATAGCGTTGGAAATAACAATTAATGCATTATCATTGAGATTGTAAGTAGAAGAATATTCAACTTCGATATCATCTATTACTTTAATATCAGTATCAAGTCTCTCATCACTGTATACGAAGCGTTCAATTACAATATCATATGTATTAAGGTTACCTAATTGATAAAATACCGCTTCATGCTCTACAAATTTAATCTGAAATAAGGCGCCTTGTATGTTTGCATCTGCACTTCTAACCCACGGTAAATATACAAGATCACCTTCTAACGGTCTCTTAAACTCTGGATCTGAATTGGTAACCTCTTCTTCAAAGCGCCTCTTTGAAATAGTTAATGTAATCTGATCTCTAATTTCAATACCGAATCTAGATAAGAATTCACCTTCACCCTGGAACCCCTCTGTATTTCTTACATACATTTCAAGATCATACGCGTCATCAAACTTACTAATAGCATCCTCAGTAAACAGGCTATCCTGATTAACTAAGGTGCGAGGCAGATAGAATGTCTGAACGCCATAGATCTTAATAGATTCTAGAATAAGATCTTCTATTAATCTCTGTTCGCCCGAGGCCTCGTAATTTTGAAAAAACGTATTAAGAGCCATTAGACATTATCCACCAATATAATATCAAAGACCGCTGAACATGATTGACCACCGTTGGGAGCAACAACATCCATTCTAATATCTGTCTTTTCTGTAAACTTTAATGGAACAGGATATTCTACTATAACGTTTTGTCCACCGGCTGCATATGAAATACCTTTGATTTGAAATACGTTTCCGTCAGCGGTTTCTCTAGCTAAAAGAGAATATTGCAGTGATGCATTAGTGGATGCTTTGTCAGAACCCATTTGAGTTTTGATTAGATATGCAGTCTTGCCGGCAGGTACTGTATACACTGCCATCAATGTTTGTGACTTATCTTCAATAATTCTTGCAGCTTCTGTACCACCCATAGTTAATGATACATCAGCATCATTGTTGGTATCAACCATTCTTGCTCTGAAGATACGAGAGAATACAGTAGCACCAGTTGCGCCGATATTAATCGTCTCTGATACTTCATTATAAGAAGCATCGAGCCCTTCGACTAATACTCCAGCACCTGCGTTACTTGTAGATGCAACAGCAACAACACTATTAGCAGGGTATGGATATTGTACGGCAGCGTCATTACCGTCCCAGATAGTACCTTCATCAACGTCTCCGTTTGTGGCACCAAACTTATTGATATGACGGTAGCCATCTACAAGACCTGCGGCGATTGGAACGTTAGATGCAACACCAAATGAGTTGATGATATTACCATCTTTATCAGCCGTCATCATTACTTCAAAAATGGTATTACCATTAGGAAGATATACTTGATTGTCTCTTCTAAACTGTGCCATTTTTTATCCTATCATATCTGCAACAGGTAAGCTATAAGATGTAAGCATCTCTTGCTCAAGATTTTGTATCTCTGCAGCTGCGTCCTGCAGTATTTGACTTCCATTAAAAGTGACGTCACCGGGTAATCTCAATCCTTCAAATTTCGAAAGATTAGTACCCCATTGATACTTAATTTTAGCAGTTGCATAATTTTGTAACCATCTATCTTTATATACATCAGGATATGTTTCAGGATCTACAATCTGATAAGCTTCAGCAATAATTCTATCACCTACCTGTACTCTCTGCCAATCCATATCAATATAAAGTTTATTAATATGTCTATTATATCTAATAGGTTGTCTACCAACAAGTAGTTCTTCAATAAACTGAATATGTTGCATATTAGTGTAGTATGTTAATAGTGATTGGTTAAAAGAAGTTAGATCATATAGATCATTTAAAGCAATTTGGTATCTGATATTAAATAAGTTATTAGTCGAAAGTGCATCACCAATATCAAAAATCTTAACAGCACCAATAATATTTTCAGGTACCGTTAAATACCTATTTGTAATATCATCTGCAGATACAGTCCACTTAAAGTACTCTTTACTACTACCATCAAAATGATAATCCCAATAAAACGACATTGCCTCATCCACACGATCTTCTACCTGATCATCTTCTACGTTGATCTCGATAACAGGGAAGCCTAGCTTACGTAAGCACCAGTCTTTAAATTCTTGTCTTGTAGTTGGTTGTGCCATTTTAACCCCAGATTAATGTGCCAGTACTATCGTAAACTTTAAACACTCTATTTGAACCGTCTCTTAAATCGCCATCAACATCAACATCATCAAATGTAACACTACTAGTTGTTCCAACGTCTTGGCCAATATGTACACCAGTTGCGTTAGAGGTAACACCAGTACCACCTGTTACAGCTAATGTTCTAGTTGCTGATATATCACCACCACCAGTTAAACCATTACCAGATGTAATAGATACTGCAGTATGATCAATATGTTCATTACTAACAAAACCACTTAAACTATCATGATCGATTTCACTATCATTAGTAAATACACCAGTTGAGTTAGCAGTAATACCAGTATTGGCTAATACGGTAATTGTTCTACTTGATGATATATCACCACCACCAGTTAAACCACTACCGGCAGTCAAACTAACTTGTGTATGATCAATATGTTCATTACCAACAAACCCACTCAAATTATCATGAACGATTTCACTATCATTAGTAAACAGTCCTTCTGAGTTGGCCGTAACACCTGTATTAGCTTGAATAGTAAATGTTCTATTAGCAGCAATTGTGCCTCCGCCGGTTAAACCATTACCTGCTGTAAGTGTAACTGTACTATGATCAATATGTTCATTACCAACAAACCCACTCAAATTATCATGAACGATTTCACTATCATTAGTTTCAATTGCATCTGCAGTTACTGTAATACCAGTACCCTGACCAATAGCAAATGATCTACTGGCAGCAATGGTACCGCCGCCTGTTAGTCCGCTTCCGGCTGTAAGAGTTATAGAGGTATGGTCAATATTTTCATCCGCTACATATCCAGATAAATTATGAATATCAATACTTGATTCATCAACACTTACAAATCCTGTTGCATTTACACTGAGTAGATCACCTAGTTTAATAACGCCGGATATTGTTGTATTAGCATATGGTATAGTTTGCGCATATGTTGTGCCGTCACCAGTACCTAGACTAAATGTCGCGTTGGATGTAGTATAGGTAAAGCTTGAAACACCACTAACACTAGCAGTACTTAATCCAGTAACTAGACCTTTTGCGTCAACAGTAACAACAGGTATTGTAGTTGTATTACCTGCGCTTCCAGCCGATACCCCAGAGTTAGGTAAAGCACTAGTATTAAGAACTCCACTGCTATTTGCAATCTCTACAGTACCTACTGTCAGACCGTTTTTTACTCTAAAATTTTGATTCGCCATTTTATCTTCCTATTAACTACTTTTATTTATGCTTCCACGTATTCTGCTTTAAATTTAAAAATTGTTGCAGCGTTCGATGGTGTACCTCTTAATCTAATAACGGTACCGGACCTATCAGCAGTATATGTAGCCATTGCATCACCGCTCATTAAAGTACCATACTCCGTTAGATCTACTGTACCATTTCCATTATGTTGCAGTAATATTTCTGTTGTTTGAGTATTTGTACCTTTATATGCTGTAATAACATATCTAGCAGCTCTATATGTGTCCTCATCAAAGCTATCAATAGTACCTGCAGAATTAGCAACATTAAATGTTCTGGTAATCTGTCTTAAAGTTCTAAAATACTTTGCGAATAAAAATGCTCTACTTGCCATACTACACCTTTGTAAGTAATTTCTTGGTTTTAAATATTGTACCTGATCTCACAGGAGTAGCTGTTAGTATTACACTACCCGAGCTAACTGAGCAAGATAAATCAAATATACTAACATTAGAGAAAACAGAACCGTACTCGTTCATGTAAGCATTTGTACCATCGTGAATAACCATAGCTTCTGTAGCTTGATATTCAGACGCTGTATTAGCAGTAACAAAGAATTTTGCAGATCTATAATTAGCAGTAGGGAAATTATCAATATTAACATCACTAGTATCTGAAGATGATGAAGTGTTAGTTAAATATCTACTAACACCTTCGAATGTATTAATCTGTATAACATCATCTTGTACGGCTGTATCTGTAAGCGTAATAGCTGTAGCATTAGTAGTTGTATAATCGGTGCCGCTAATAAGCTTAACACCATTAAGGAATACGGATTCTTCACCTATATCATACTGTAAGGTGTTACTATCATCATCTTGACCTTCTATAACTGTTGTATTAGAAGTGAAGGTATAAGTGTAGGTTTCTAGCTGTTGTACTGAGGCTTCACCTGAGCCTGACACAGAAGTAAACGATAAAATACCGTTACCGTCAGTAGATAAAACTTGACCGTCTGTTCCATCGGAAGTAGGGTAGGTTATTCCATTTACTTTTAAGGATGATACATTAGCGCCAATCTCAAAGATTGCCGTGCCATTAGAGCTATACAATACTCCATCAGCAAGGTTTAAGGCGAGTTCGCCTGTATCTATATTAGATGCACTAGGAGCGTTCCCCGATACAGAAGAACGCTTAATTTGGATTTTAGCTGCCATTTGGCTTATACCTCTTATTTAAGAGGTGAGGATTCATTATCCTCCTCACTTATTTCTATTCAGCGTTAGTATATACTTCGCTTTCTTCTTCTGTCTGACTATGTTGTTGCAATGTTGCAATCTTATCATTAGCCATTTTTAACTGCGCCTTGAGACTACAAACTTCTAATATCTTAGTTTGTAGCTCAGTATTTACATGCGCAATATATTGTTTCACATATTCATCATTATCCATTATATTTGTCCTTAGTATGTACCACCATCAAGAATAGCTTCAATATAAGCTAAGTCAGTCGAGGCATAAGTTACTGTTCCTGTTGGTTCAGTTGTAATACCTTCAAAGAAGACAAAGGATTTATTACCTTTACTTGTATCTCTTACAAACCCTGAATACTTTTGAGTACCGCCAACATCGTAAGTTGAATATACACCCGTATCAACGGCATCAGTATCATTACCAGTTTGATTAGCAGCTAATTTAATTAAGTTATCATCGATAGTTACTGTAGTAGATGATACTTGTGTAGTAGTACCTTCAACGATAAGATTACCACCAACATAAAGAGCACCAGCAATACCAGCACCACCGGCAACAACAAGTGCACCAGTTCCTGTTGAAGAAGAAGCTGTTGTATTTTCAATAGTAGTAATACCAGCAACATCTAAAGTACCGTCAGCATCTACATTATTAAACTGTACATTGTCTGTTGTGCCGACTGACTGTCCAATGTGTACACCACTTGCATTAGATGTTACACCTGTGCCTGCGACAACCGCAACTGCAGTGCCAGTTACACTAGTACCATTGCCAGCTGTTAGAGTTGTAATATCACCTGTACCATCAAATGATACGCCTTGAATATTACGAGCTGTTTCTAGAGCAGTGGCTGTATCAGCATTACCTGTTACATCGCCCGTTACATTACCAGTAAGATCACCAGTCACGTCGCCAGTTACATTACCTGTTAAGTCGCCAGTAAATCCACCATTACCAACAATGGTAGTTGATGTTGTAGCGCCTCTGCCAGTAATAGAAGATAGCGTAGAAGTTGAATTTACATTGATAACTGAGCTATTACCCGCTACAGTTACATCGGTACCACCAGTAATAGTAATACTATCATTAGATAACGCAGCATTATCAACTTGTAAATTTACGATACCGTGTGATGCATTACCTGATTGAGTTAGATTATATTGGTCACCTGAGATAACAAGAGTGTTACCTGTAGAATTAGCAGTATACAGTTTCTTGGCTGCAATATCAATTGCCAACTCACCTTCTGCTAAAGTGCCGTCTGATGGCGCGCCTGTACCACGACGAAGTTTAATTAATGCTTGTCTAGCCATTATTGTCCCCTGTTATTTTCTAAACGGCGATGTTTTACGCTTAGCTTCTCTTACTTTAATCGCCCTATTCATGCTTCTATTATTTATATTACTTAAGTCGTCGACTACTTCACGCAATACTTGAACCTCAGCCGTAAGCTGTTGATTCTGTGTAGTTAGGTTATTAATAATATCCTGCTGATTCAAAAGATATCTACTTAATACCTTAATTTCAGTCTCGTTGAGAGCAGAATTGACTATCTGCTTCTCCCAAAATTTCCATCTCATAATTAATATGTACCTCCGTCGAGATCGCCAAATTCAACATCATTATCTGTCACAAACATAACCTGACCGTTCGAACCTGTCTTAAATGCCATTGTCGAAGTATTAGCAGCCGCTAATAAAGAGTTAGCCGTAAAACTACTCACTCCTGTACCACCATCTTTCACTTCCAGAGGGGTTGATAAACTAGTAATAGTAGCGTTAACTAAGTTAGCACTACTTAAAGACACACCAGAAAAGCCGGTGTCTCCTGAGTATTTAGCTCCTGTAATATATACAGTTTTACCATCTACTAATGAAGACGGTATATTAACACCAATAAAATGTAACGTACCTGATTGATAATCGAAATACCACTCATCATCATTACCTGAGCCATTTTGTAATAATTGTGTGCCGTTACTTGATGGGTTACCAGAACCGGCTGAGTCCACATATACTTGAATTTTATATGTTGATCCAAATCGGTCCGATATCCAATTAATTTGATTTGTTGACCAAGTACGATATGATTCAGACGTACTATCTTCTACACTTTCTAATTCATTATAAACAACAACAACACCAGCGTTAGATGATGGTTTAGTGGACGGAATAGAGCCTGCTTGATTCCATATCTCAGAAGGAGATATAATTAAGTTGCTCGTAATAGTCTCATCTGTCGCTAGCTTATTTGAAATTAAATCTGTAGTTGCTTTGTTAAATCCTATCTTCTTCCAAAGTAAATCCACTTTTCTATTAAGTGGTGCATCACCTGGTTCTTTTAAATAAGTTTTAACCGTAATAGTGTTAGCAGTAAAAGAATTAATTTCACTATTACTATCAACTACTATAGCCTGATTAGGTGTCAAAGTACCGGGTGTTCGCTTACCAGCTATTGCAATGGCATTATTACTCTCATCCCCGATGTAGAGAATATCACCGTTTGCAGTAAAAGCAAGTTCACCAAATTCAACGTTACTTGTATTAGCGTCGGTTAAACTTCGTTTTATCTGTAATCTATCAGACATTAGAAATCCCCGTCATTGAACACACCGTAATCAGTATTACCGGTATCTAATGTAAGTGGTACAAATGTATTTGATGATGCCTGATATGTTAATATTTGTCCATTCGCGACAGCATTAAAGTCAACACTAAACCCCTGTACATCATCTAGAGTAGGCTGCCCTTTAACCACAGATGTAACAACGGGTGACGATGAGTCGCCTACTGTAGCTGTTACGCCGTTAGTGTTTCTTATCTTAACCATTAGGTAATACCAGGGGTTACAGTTGCAATACCTTCGACAACTCTAGTCACCGACCCAGAATCGCTTGTTACTTCGATATCATATTTATAACGACCAGGTATAATACTGTTTGAGGTTTCGTTGTTTGCAGAAATAGTTACCTCACCACCAGAAGAGTCAGTTATATTTGCAGTGAGTGCATATGATATGCTTGATGACCAATGCTTCTTTAATTTTGAAGCAGCGGTATAATTAGTTAGATCAAATGAGGCACCATTAGCCTGCGTCACAGTAACTTCAAGGCTGAAGTCTGTACCCTGTTCAATAACTATATTTGATTTAGTCGCCATTTAATACTCCGAAATGCTATCGTATATATTTAGGCTCTAGAGATCTACGGACTCCATCTCTTCTATGACATCTTCCCATACGTCTTTACTATTGATGATTGTTGAGACTGTTAATCTCCAGCAATTAGTTGATGCACAATGCCAACTAGCGTTTTCTTGTGTAACTTCCTCAACAGAATCACCGACCATACCACTGCCTGTTGAATCAAATCTACCAGCTCTCGCAATCCACTCTCTATCTTTATCCTTATAATTAATAATCTCATTATTATGTAAAGAGTAGAAGCTACCATCGCCTCCCCAGCTATAATGCATCAATATATTGTAACCTGGTGCATTACCGTTATTATGCCATGGAATATATCCCCCGGGAGGATATAATCCAAACAATGCTCTAGAGTTACCGTTTAGCCATCCGTATGTAATACCATCAGCCTTCTTTGTTAAATTATATTTATCTTTAAAAGCTTGAATAGATGCAACATCTGGTAAGCTTAAAAATGGTTCTTTATTTGGCCACCCACACCATTCTGACTCATCATTTATATGTTTCTTATTCATACCAATATCGATCATCAGGTCAAGATATTCTCTACCTACTGGATTATAAAAATTATCTATAGAATTGCTTCTATCTGGTAATATTTCATGATGCGGTGCAGTTTTATATATATCTTGTTTACCTTGATCACGTCGACCTGTTGGTGAGCCTTTATATAATTTTGCAT